CAAGGGTTTTGTAGAAACAAAAAAAGCAAAACAAGAGTTAAAACTTACAACAATTAAAGCAACGCAAAAACTTAAAGAAGATCAAATCGCTGGTAAAGTTGCGTGGGAGCAAAGTGCTGTTGATCAAATGAAGGGCAGCTGGAAAGATGAGGTAGCATTAATTGTACTACTACTTCCAGCAGTTTTAGTATTCACGCCCTTACAAGAACATGTTCATCAAGGGTTTATCGCCTTGCAAGACCTACCGTCGTATTATCATAATTTGTTATATATTGCGATTTCAGCAAGCTTTGGCATCAAGGCAGGATCTAGTGCAATAGGAATGTTTAAAAAGAAATAATGGTAACTAAATATATAAAGTTTAAGGGATCAATGAAACCAAAGGGACTTACCATGGCTACAGATGCTAAATTAAAACAACTTAAAAATACTGGATTTAGACAGGGAAAAGATTATGAGGTGGTCTCAAAAAAAATAGCTTTAGGAAAGTCTAGAGGAGGATCTGTGAAGAAAAAAGTTAGTAAGATGATTAAGGGTCTAAAAAAAGCATCAAAAACACATGCAGGACAAGCAAGGACATTAAGCTCAATTAAAAAAAGAATAAAAGTATGAGTTACGAAGAATTATCAAAATCAGTTAAATTAAGTGAAGGTTTTAGAAACAAAATATATCAAGATACCGAAGGATTCGATACCATTGGGTGGGGTCATAAGGTTGTCCCAGCAGATAATTTTGTTGCTGATAAAGAATACACTGAAGAAGAATTACAAGCAGTATTTGATAAAGATTTAAGTAGAGCGATAGCTCAAGCAAAACAATTAATGACTCAAAACGGTATAGAAGATTTACCTGAAACAGCTCAACACGTCTTATCGGAGATGTGCTTTCAACTAGGACAATCAGGGGTGTCCAAGTTTAAAAATATGTGGAAAGCCCTGCAGGAAGCTAATTTTATAGGAGCAAGTTTTGAAATGCTTGACTCCAGATGGAATAAACAAACGCCAAACCGTTGTAAAAAATTAGCTGACCTCATGAAATCATGCGGCTAGAAAACTTCTTTACAGCTTATAAAAAAGATTTAATTGCTAGACAAAAGGCAGTTGAAGAGTCTATATTAAGTGGACTTTGCAAAACATGGGAGGACTACAAATACCTCACAGGTAAACTTGCAGCGCTAAAACAAGAAGAACAGGAACTCACGGACCTGCTTAAGAAAACGGAGCTAGATGATGACTAAACCAAAACTTATTGTACCAAAACACGTATGGGACGGTGCACAAGCGGAGAAAAAGAAAAATGAAGTAGAAAAAATACCACAACCGTCTGGTTGGAGAATGGTATTATTCCCACTAAAACTTCAAGGTAAAACAAAAGGTGGCGTATTGTTAACTGACGATACAGTTACAGAATCACAAGTAACAACAAATATTTGTAAGGTTCTTAAAATGGGGCCTGAGTGTTACAAAGATAAAGAAAAGTTTCCCAGTGGCCCTTGGTGTAAAGAGGGTGATTGGGTTCTCATCACAAGATATGCAGGATCTCGTATTCGTATTGATGGTGGTGAGCTAAGGATAATTAATGACGATGAAATACTGGCTGTTGTTGATGATCCTCGAGATATTTTGCCAGCTAACATAATGTAACGTGGAGGAGACCATGCAACCAACAGTGCAATCAGAGCAAGACAAGATGGTTCCGATAGATACCTCGGGCGATCCAGTCGAAATAGAAGTAAAAGAAGATGATAAACAGCAGACCGATTCAGAAGTTAAAGTAGAAGAACAGGCTCCTGTTGTAGAAGAAACAACACCTCAAGAGGAGGAAAAAGATAAACAGCTTGAAGAATATTCTGACAATGTAAAAAGAAGAATAGATAAATTAACACGTAAAATGCGTGAAGCTGAAAGACGTGAACAAGCAGCTATAGACTATGCAAAACAAGTTAAAGGTAAGATGGATTCTTTGCAAACAAGCAATCAAAATCAATCTGAGCTGTATTTAACAGAGAGAGAAAAATCTTTAACTAATCAAAAAGAATTTGCAAAAAGAGCATTTGAAGCTGCAGTTAATGCGCAAGATGTTGAGAAACAAGTAGCAGCTCAACAAGAAATTGCTAGACTTACAATTGAAGAAGAAAGGTTAAAAGTATCAAAACAGAAAAATGAAGCTAAAAAATTAGAGGTACAAAAGGTTGATGAAGGCGGTAGCGTTGAACAACAAATTGATCAACAACAACCACAACAAGCACAACAAGCACCCATTGACCCTAAAGCAGAGGCTTGGAAAGAAAAAAATGATTGGTTTGGTACAAATAGAGCTATGACTTACATGGCATATGATATACATGAGAATTTAATACAAGAAGGATTTGACCCAACGTCAGATGAGTATTATAATGAAGTTGATTCAAGAATTCGAAAAGAGTTTCCCCAACAGTTTTCAACTGGAGGGGATGTAAACAAACCAAAGCAAAGAGTTGCTTCGGCTGTAAGAACATCGCCATCAGGGCGCCGCACTGTGAAACTCACACCCTCACAGGTAGCTATTGCAAAAAAACTTGGTGTGCCACTTGAAGAGTACGCAAAACACGTGAAGGAGGCGTAAATGAGTACAGAAAAAATAAACAAAACCTCACGCAAGCTCGAAACCCGAGATAAACAAGCTCGACCTAGAGGATGGGTACCTCCGTCTAACTTGGATGCACCAGAACCACCTGAAGGTTTTCACCATAGGTGGGTAAGAGCAGAGTTTCGTGGTCAACAAGACGAAAAAAACGTCATGGGTAGACTGCGAAGTGGATATGAATTAGTTATGGCTAGTGAGTATCCAGACAGGCTCGATTTACCTCATATTACTGACGGTAAATACAAAGGCGTCATTGGAGTTGGAGGTTTGCTATTGATGCGATGTCCTGAAGAAGTTAAGGAAGATAGGGATGCCTACTTCCAAGGCAAAAGTCATGACCAAACTAAATCAATAGAAAACGATTTACATAAGGAAGAGCACCCAAGTATGCCAATCCATCAGGAAAGGCAAAGCAGAGTAACATTTGGGGGCAAGAAGTCTAATGGTTAGATCACTGTCTCCAGATAAGTAAAAGGAGACTAATATGGCTAATATAGATGCCGCATTTGGTTTACGTCCGATTGCTAAAGTAGGTTCGGCTCCAGGTGGAACAACTGGAACTACTAAATACTCTATTGGTGATAACCAAGGCACTGCGATCTTCACTGGCGACCCTGTTAAATTTAAAAATGACGGGACAGTCGAAGTAGCTGCTGCGGGTAATCCATCATGTGGTGTATTTATGGGTTGTTTTTATACAGATCCAACTACGAAGAAACCGACGTTTAGAAACCACTTCCCAGCTTCCCTCTCACCAGGAGATGGGATAGCATTTGTAGCGGATGATCCAGATCAACTGTTTATTGCACAGCAAGATTCAGCTGCTGGAAATATCGTCGCTGCAGACTTAAACTTAAACGCTGATTTAGTTTTCGGCGCTGGAAGTACCACAACTGGTATGTCTGGTGTTGAAATTGATTCAAGCTCAAAAAACACAACCGCTGCGTTACAGGTAAAACTACTTGATTTTTATGATACTCCAAGCAACGACGCCACTGCTAATAACAGTGTCTTAGTTGTAAAGATAAATAATCATCAGTTAGGTTCACACACTGGAACGACAGGCGTATAAGGAGGACTAGACTATGGCTATTAATAGAGCACAACTGGCCAAAGAACTGGAACCTGGCTTAAACGCCTTGTTCGGTATGGAATATTCTCGTTATGAGAATGAACATGCTGAGATCTTTGACCAAGAAACAAGCGATAGAGCATTTGAAGAAGAAGTTATGCTCATGGGCTTCGGCGAAGCGGCAGTAAAACAAGAAGGTGCAGCTGTACAATTTGATACAGCAACTGAGAGTTTTACAGCTAGATATACTCACGAAACTGTTGCATTAGCATTCAGTTTAACTGAGGAAGCTGTCGAAGATAATTTGTATGACACTTTATCTGCTCGTTACACAAGATCATTAGCAAGATCCATGGCTTACACAAAGCAAGTCAAGGCTACTAATATCTTAAACAATGCATTCACTACTGCAGGTGGTGATGGTGTTTCTTTAGTAAACACTGCACACCCAACAGCACTTGGTGGAAACTTTTCTAACCAAAGTGCAACGAATGCAGACTTAAACGAAACCTCATTAGAGCAAGCAATGATTGATATTGCAGGCTTTATCGATGAAAGAGGGCTAAAAATTGCAATGCAGGGAAGAAAATTAATCATCCCAGTAAATACACAGTTTGTAGCTGATAGAGTATTAAACTCAACTCTAAGAGTCGGTACTGCTGACAATGACATCAATGCGATGAGAAACATGGGTATGTTACCTGATGGATATGTTGTAAACCACTATCTATTAGATACTGATGCTTTCTTCATTAAAACAGATGCTCCTAATGGATTCAAACACTTTGTGAGAGCACCACTTACTACTGGTATGGAAGGTGACTTTGACACTGGAAACATGAGATACAAAGCACGTGAAAGATACAGCTTTGGATTCTCAGATCCAAGATGTGTATACGGATCTGAAGGTTCATAAAATCTACTAAATCTTTCTTAGGAAAAAGGGCGCTTGTAAGAGCGCCTTTTTTATTTTATAGTATACTTACCCAAGACTTAAAACGACAACTAAAAG